AGCTAGATTAACTTCATTGGAAACTTCAAGAGAATTATTTCAAGCAGATTTACTTAAGAAATCAGAGCAGTTGCCTGTGGATCAGGAACAGTTTATGTTGATCGAATCATTGTATAAAGTAACAGAAAAATTAGAGCTAACTCAAGAGCAAAATATGACCAACAAAGTTAACATACAATTTCTAGATAAACAACTACAAAAAGCATTAACAGATGTAGAGAAATTAAAAGATAAATTAAGACAAAACGGTAATAAAAATGATTGAAGTTGTGGTGGCCCTTTTGATGATTGTCAACGGTGAAATTCGGGAACACAGAATACAACCTAGTATGTCTGCTTGTTTAAAGGGTAAAAGAATAGCTATGCGTACAGCAACAAATCATATAGACTACCAATGTATTAAATCGAAAGCAGAAACAGAGATTTATCTAGGTGCAAAAAGTATCAAAAAGCTTATATTAAATTAATGAAAAAAATAAAAAATAAAAAATTCATATCTTTTAAAACAGAAGTTGTTCAAGGTAGGTGTCCTACTTGTGAAGAAGATACAAAATTAGTTGGAATAGATAATACATTTTATAGATGTATTTCTTGTGGTGCAGATTTAGAACAACATGTTAATGGTAAAATTAGCTATATGCCTGTTATGGCGTCTACAACCGACGGTAGAAAATATTCTGTTAGGGAATGGGAAATAGATAGTTAGTGGCCAAACAAAACTTTACCCATTATATAAAAAGAGACCAACCTAAAAAGCGTCCCGGACGTCACAAAAAATCCCCCTCAAAATCAGAGAAAAACAATAATAGAAATAAAAAGTATCAAGGTCAAGGTCGGTAGTTTAGAAAGATTCTAGTCTTGCTCACCGTGACTAAAAGTCACGGCAAACAAAAGGTGTGAGAAGAGATCCCCAATATATATTAAAATTATTTGTTTGACAAGCATTGTTTTGTTGGTATAACTTCCCATATATTAAGTTAATAACAATTAATAAAGGAAGAGAAAAACATGGCAAATCCAGCGAAATTTAAGTCGGTATCAGTATCCACTCCAACTTATAAAATATTAAAATTTCTCGGCGAAGGTAAAATTACTGACGCTGATTTAACAATAAGTAAAACAATAGAAAGTTTGGCAAAAAAAGAAAGTAAAAAACATGGATATAAGAACGGTAAGAGCGAGTAAAGAAATATGTACCGATTGCAAAGGCAATGGCTACATAAAAACTTTATTTGAAGAAGGTAGAGAATGGGTTATTGCAGATTGTAAGACTTGTAATAATCAAGGTGAAATAACAAAACAAATAGAAGAGGTAATAGCATGACAGAACAAACAGAAGAGCATTTTGAAGTTATAGATGCTAATAGAGCTAAAGCACATGATAAGAAAAACTATACACCATTGAGTCATGGTTTATTTATTGAAGAAAGTATGATCAATGGCCAGGGTTTATTTGCATCTGAAGACATCGCAAAAGGAACTGACCTAGGTATTTCTCATATCCAAATAGAAAAAGATAAAATGAGTCCTACTGAAATGATTAGAACTCCATTAGGGGGTTTTATTAATCATCAGAAAACAATTACTGAACTTATAGATAAAGTTATAACCGAGGTTTCTGGCCCAAACTGCGAGAAGATTAAACAAAGGCCTGACGGATGTAAGATAGAGTGGAACTTAATTACACGTAAAGATATTAAATCTGGGGATGAACTTACTTTAGAGTATAGTTTTTATACACCTAATGAGTGAGGACCGCGGACCGTTGGATCTTGAAAGACAGATAGAGGAATTGTCTACAAGATTAAAGTATGTGGAACAAGATAATTGGAATCTTGCAAAAGAAGTTGATCGTTTAAATGATTATGTTCAAATATTAGAAATGGAGAAAAAGAAATGAAAGATGAAGAAAAACTATTCGGTCAAAAAGAAGTAGAAGAGTTAGAAGAATCTTTAAAAGAATCAAGACGACAAACAAAAGAAAGAACGGGAGGGCCTTTGGATAATTTTAGTAAAGATTTAAAGGGTATCATTAACAAAAAAAGAAAGATAGAAAGGTAAATAATATGCAAGACTATAGAGTAAAAATTACAATAAGAAATGAGAGATTACTTTCAGCTATTGAAGACATGGGATGTGTAAGCGTAAGATCTTTTTGTTTAAAATATAAAGTGGATTATCAAAAAACTACAGAAATTGTTAATGGTAAATTTAAACCCATAAACCCAGATGGACAATTAAATTATAGGGTAGAAAATTTATTAGAAATTTTAGGATTAAATGTAGATGAAGCATTTACACCTAGACAATTAAAAGGTTTTAGAAATAGTTCTTTCCAAATAAAAATGGAAGAAACAGAATTAAAACAATTAGTTGATCCAATTAAAAACCAAGAACAAAAACACCTGGAATCAGATGTTAAAAATACTTTGGATACAGTTCTTAAATCTAGACTAAACTCCAGAGAAGAGGAAATAATTCGAATGAGATTTGGTATCGGAATGAATACCGATCATACATTAGAGGAGTGTGCTACACACTTTTCCGTAACTAAAGAAAGAATCCGTCAGATAGAAGCAAGGGCCGTTCGGAGACTAAAACACCCAAGTGTGTTGGCTCCTATTATTAACACAGGGTTTTATGATGATTTTACTAAAGTAGATATTAAACCAGAACAAATAGATAAGGCAGAAATATATTTAAAAAATCAAAAAGAGAAGGAATTATATGAAAATAAATCAAAATAAAGATAGTTTAGAGTCCTTAACATAAATATGAAAATAATATTAATATTTTTTTTATTAACTGGTTGTGTTTTTAGTGATTATGATTTTAATCCCTCAACTACAATTCTTAAACAACTAATGAAAGGAAAAAATGAAACTAAATAAAAAAGAAAAAAAAGAATACGAGAAAAAAAGATACCGAGATAATATAGAATATATTACAGGATATCGTACTTCAGAAAGAGGTTATATGAAAAGACTATGGCAGTCTGTTAGAGATAGTAAGCAATCTCATTCATTCCCAATCTTTGAAGATTTTTATAATCATTGGTTGGAACAGAAAAAAATTCATGGAATGACATGTCCTGGAACAGGTATTGAAATGACTATGAAAGCATTATTTAATGAAAAAGGAAAATATAAAAGATGCCTGACAAATATTTCCAAAGATCGAATCCTGAATGATAGGGGATATGATAAACAAAATTTAATTTTTACTTCTTGGAATTATAATAAAATTAAAGGTAGTTTAACCGTTAAAATGGCTAAAACTTTTTTAAAAATAGTTAAAGAAAGATATGGAGATAAAAATGAAACACAATAATTGTTATATATACCCAAAAACAGTAAGAGAAGCCATCAATGGCAAGCGTCATTATGTGGCGGGACAAGAAAAATTACCAAGTGTTACGACTATATTGTCTGGAACTCAAGATCCAGATAAGGCCTCTAGCTTACAGGCATGGAGGAACAGGGTAGGAGAGGCAAATGCTACGAAAATAGTTGATGAGGCGGCTGCTAGGGGCACTGCGATGCATAAAATACTAGAACGTTACGTGGATGAGTCTGGTTACTTGGATATGACACAAGTGGGTCTTAATGCGCATAACATGGCTATAAAGATAATTGAGCGTGGTTTATGTAATATTACTGAATACTATGGAATAGAATGTACCTTACACTACCCTGGGTTGTATGCGGGACAAACAGATATGGTCGGAGTGCATAAGGGACAAGATGCTATTATAGATTTTAAACAAACGAACAAGCCGAAGAAAGAAGAGTGGATTGGGGATTATAAACTTCAGTTAGCAGCTTATGCAATGGCACATAATTATATGCATAGAACTTCTATTCAAAAGGGTGTCATTATGATGTGTTCTAAAGATAATTATTATCAAGAATTTATTATAGAAGGTGATGAGTTTAAAGAGTATCAACATAAATGGTTAGGCAAAGTAAGCGACTATTATAAACAAATAAAAGGAGAAGAATAATGAGCATGCGAGTAAGAGATTTACAACAATACTTGGAAAAATTTACATTGGGCCAAAAAGGTACAGCTGTATCTGATTGTCCAATTTTTATTGAAACTCAAAATGGACACTTGGAAGAGATAAGAAAAATTGAGATTCAGGAAAATTTAGTAATAGGACATCCTCAAGCGGGTAGAATGGTTTTAAAAACAGAAAATGTATCAATGATTAGGTCTCAAACATTTAAACAGAGTTAAGAAGTTCATCATGGACATGGGGTGAAAGCGAGAGTGGAAGCCCCATTAATAATAAAGGATAAAATGATAAAAGTACCCATTACAAATGAGATAGAAGAATATGCAACAAAGATAACAGCATCTAAAAATTTTGGTAATAGAGCCGCGGGTTTTAATGGCAACACGGCTAAACAAACCACAGGTATCATGGGAGAATTAGCGGTTTATAAAATATTAGATAGACCTTTCCCAACGTACGAAAATTTTAGTTTTGGAGATATAGATATTAACGGCAAACAAATAGATATAAAAACTAGAAGATCTTCTAATTCTTATATGCGACCCGGTTGGCCCCATAATCTCGTAAGGTATCAACTAACACATTTAGTAGGTGTATTATTATTTCTTAATTATAACGCCGGTCAACGAACCATGGAGATAGATGGATGGTTAACTAAAGAAGATGTTATAAAAAATTTAGACTTATGGTCTAAATCTAAAGGACAATCCTCGGTCCGCGATGATGGGACACGACTAAAGATGTTAACGAACAATATTGAAGTTCCAACGGAAGCGGTTAACAAACTAAATAGCGTTGAGGAATTACAAAATATCTAATACCACAATTAATTACAACTCTAGATTGTACTCTATGAGGGGATGGCGGATCATTGACCGCGGACCGGGGACCGTTTTACGCCAAAAAACAGGTATTGTTCCGCTATAAGGGGAATGTTGGGGGCATTGTTTTTTTTTTCTATCTTAAATTAGTCGGTGGCACAGTGGCACAAAGGCTAAATTTGACCTATTAGTGTTGGTACTGTTGACGAATAGGTGTGCCATTGGTCTGTTTTACGGTGGCACATCATGGCACAACTGACAGTATAGTTGAATAGTAGTCGATTTTGGAGTGGCACAGTACTAAAAGAGGGGTAAGGGTATGCAAATACTGCATAGCTAGTAAAATAAGCTAATATTATATATGGAATTAGTGTTGATTATATTGACTTTATGCTGTTTTGGGAGACCCAATAGCCAAAAAATAATTTGATTTTTAAAAAAAATATATTTGCCTCAAAATTCCCCTTATAGTATAAGTAAATATGCCAAAAAAGAAGTTAAAACGAAGATCTTATAAAAAAACCATTCCTTTGAATATTAAGTCATTAGGTAATAAAATAGAAGCTTATCCTTTTGTTGAAATAAAATGGTTGGATATTGAAGGTGATGCCGGATGGAGTTCTACTAAACAATTAAATAAAGAAAAACTACCTACATGTGTATCTAAAGGTTATTTAGTGTCCCAACAAAAAGGAGTTACTAGGATCTTTACTGACTTTATTAAAACTAAAGATAAGGATACTTTTGAAGATATTGGTAATACAACTATTATTCCAACTTCTATAATTGTTTCTATTAAAAAACTTAATTTATAGTATACTATTACCAATGAATTATATTAATAAAATAAAACTTCAAATAGAAGTCTTCTGCGTGGCTCACCCATTACTAGTAACTTTCTGTATCGGATTTATATTCGGCGCTTTAATTCTTTAATGAAAAAGAATCCAACCTTAACCGAAAATATGCCTAATGTTAAATGGAAAGAAATACCACCAGTTAAA